GTCCTTAAACGCCTCGTCGCCCAAACCATTCGCGTGTGCGATGTGTAAGTACGTCGTTCGGCCGTTGGCTCCGCGGAATTGCGTCCAAACGTAGCGCGCGGGGTCCGACGAGGCGGCGGGGTTCTCGTCGGTGTAGATACCCATATAAAAGGCGTTCGTGGGCGAAAAGGTGAGCCCGCTCCCGTCGCTGTGCTGTGAATAGGCGATGTGCGTGTAGCTGCTCTTGCCGGGGTCGCCCTTTCGGTCGTTCTCCGACGTTGTCCACTCGGTGGGGGTGTCTCCGATTTCGAGCTTAGGGGCAGCGAACCAGACAGTTGCATTCTCCTCTTGATTGTAGAGCAACATGTAGACTCGTATCGGCTTTCCTCCTACGTCTCGCGGCGTCGTAAATTTAAGGACATTGCGCTGCCACCCTTCTTGTCCTTTTACGATGTCTTTACCAGCCCAGGGGCGCGAATCCAAATTGGGTGCCACGATAATTGCCGCTTGCCTTAAGTCTGATGTGGCTCTTACCCAAACGCTTAATGTGCAAATTGTATTCGGTGGCAAATCGTATGATGAAAGTTCTTGAGAGATCCCGGCGTAATCATGTTCTCGCAAACTTTTCACTTCAAACTTAATCGCCCTTGTCCCTACTACCGGGCTAAATAGCCCGTCTTCAAAAACTCCCTCTATTTGTTCGGAATCCCACCCCTTTATTCCTTCTTGAAAAGAACTATTATCTATAAGGTTCGTTTTGTAATTCCCCCCGTCTTTCCCGTCCTTCGGTCTCGCTTGAATGAGCGTCCAGTGAATAGAGTTCAGCGTCGGTGGTTCTGTTGTACCTTTGGATTTCGTTGTGGTGCACCTCCACCGGGCCCCTTCTCGCCATACGTCGCTGATCTCAAAGCGTTTCGTTTCCGGGTTCCGTGTCCCGCCGTAATACTTTGCTCCTTGCTTCCAGTTGCCCCGATCCACAATTTCAGGAATAGGGCTCGCCTTTGCGTCGAGTCGAATGATGTCTTGTACCACAAGCCCCCTTGCAAACAGATAATCATCGTTTGCGTCAACGACTCCTGCCAGTTCCTTTTTCAGAAAATCGGGCAAAGAGCCAAAGGCTGCTCGATGGTTCTCCGGCGTAATTTTCGGCGCCGTCACTCCCTGCAAATGCACAATGCGTCCCTCCCTTGATGAGAGATACAAGCACGACCGGCGTTCTGCGATACTAGTGTTCCCCCACCGTGCGAGATTCATTCCCTCGCACGGTTGCATATTTGCTCCACCGGGAACGTCGGCGTTGTCATACAAAGAGCAAGTAATCGAGTTTTCGTTGATGTCCACGCTTTCGACTCTGAGCCATGCCACGGCGTAAATCGCCGTCTCGGGCGTGGGCAAAGGCGTGTTGGGCCGAAAGGCTCTGACGGCTGCCGTGCTTACGATTCCTTTGATCACGTCATGGACGGCAAAAGCGGTGAAGTCCCCTTCAAACCTGCGTCGCATGGTTAATACCCATTGCGCCCCTCGTTGTTCGACGTGCTCCACCGTGCCGCTCTCAGTCAACAACCAATCGCCCTCCATGGCTGTGAGTCGGTTGATCTGCATTTCTGCCACTTCCAATTTCGAGCGTACTGTCAGGCGTTCGACTTCGGCCGTGCCGTCGGCTGATATACAGGCGCCACTCATACCCGCTTGGAAATCACCCACGGACAATGCTCCTTCCACGTTGGCTGTGCCCTGCACTTGAATTCCTCTTGATGTCAGTCCTTGGGCAAAGTGGATGGGTGCATGTGCCGTGTCGGGGCGAATTCCTGAAAGATATCGACTGTCAGCGCCTTTTATCAACGCGATGAGATCAATGAGCAGCTGTCCGATGCGCTGCGCAGTATTTGCCGCCTCTTGCACCTCGTCTCTGATTTGTTCGGCGCGCTGTTGCAATGTTGCCATGCTTACTCCTCCTTATCTTCCGTGTTTTTTCCTTCTGTTGCCTCTTTCTTATTTTCCAATTGTTGCTCGAAAGCGTCTGCGATGAGTCGTGCCAAGTCGTTTCTATCCTCAATGATGGTGTAAATCGTGCGGTTTTGCTTTTCGATTTCTTCCTTTTCCCAGCACGATTCTCGGATGCTCTTAAATTCACATATCAGGCAGTAAGCACTCCATACCATGCAGAAGAATGGTGCCGGCAAAAGATAGCATGCCACGATGTCGAGTAGTGTCAGCACAAAGAAAGGCACAAAATATCTCATGGCTTTTTTGGCTGTTTTTTTCAGCCCCCTCGATGTCACGGTTGCTCCGCGTTGTTTGGCCTTGTGTACTCCAAAACATAGATCGAGAAACATGGCTACAAGAATAGCCGCCGTGCACAACGTAATGACCGCGGTGTGCGTGTGTGCATGCTCTTTTAGAAAAAGCCAAAGCGTGTCTCGAAAGGCTTCAATTATTTCATTCATAGAATTGCAAATGTCCTCTGTTTATTAAATGATCTCCAGCATGGGGAAAACTGACGTCCATGTAATGTTTACCACTACCACCGTGGGCGAATTGAATTCACCGGGATGGTGCTGCTCTGTGGTGAAGATCGGGTCGGTCGGTCCCTTCCCACCCACTAACCAGCGCGTCCCCTCGGCGTCTGTGAGTAGCAGTGCCGCCGTTGTTGCGAGCGGGGTGTGGCGGTGGGTCGTCACTGTGATTTTAGTCGTGTAAAGCCTTAAGCCGTCTTCGACACTTTCTGTCGTGTCGGCCTCTGCTATATTGGTCAAGCACCACTCTTCGGCGTTCGGCGCCCGTCCCACGAACATGGCTCTGTGCCCGTCGGGGGCCACCGCCACATTGGTCGTCTTGACGGCTGCGGCTGTAATTGCTTCGACGCGATATAAGAATCTTCTCATGTGTCGGTTTCGTTTTCGATGTCTTCAAATTCCACGTCGTGTGCTTCAGCCTTGATGTATCGAGCCGTCAATTTTTTCACCAGCTTGTCCACGTCTGCAATCGGATCGAAACCTACCACCGAAACGTCGCCTGTAATTTCCAAGAAAGGAGGTGTAATCGTAGAGTAGTCGGGTGCCGTCGCTTCGTCTTTGTCCAGTCGCATAAACTTTCCCTGTGCGTTGACGAGTTGCGCCATGGCGCGTGCGTCTCCGTTGATACGTGCCGTGTTCCAAGCCTCGTCCAATCTTTGACGAAATTGCCAGCGCTCAAAGTCCACTGTGCTCTGATTCATCGCGCCCAAACAGAACTTGATGATCTTGAGGTCTTCGTATGCCATGGACTTTCCGATGCGATACCTTCGAATGATCTCTGCGACGATATCCTTGTCCAGTAATCTCGGATGAGCCAGCCAGTGATTGTAAATATCCCTTAGCCTGATCATTCTTCCCCGCGTGGTCTGCGAAAGTCCCGCCTCCTGCATTTCTCTCTCATCAGCAAAGAGAAATTTCTGTGCGGTTTCGATCAGTGCCAAATTCATAGATCAAGAAATGCCTGTTTGAGGTATTCCGAAACCTTTTCTGTCGCGCTCGGTGATCCCGCTTCCATGTATTCGATGTTCCTTTCTCGGATTTCAAGCGCGGTTTCCGCTCTGATGCGTCGAAAGACTTTGGACAATGGTGAATTCATATCCTCGATATTATCACGCAATATGACCTCGTCCACGTCCATGAGCACTGCAATATCCGCGATGGGTGTGAGTGCGCGAACCAGGCGCTCGAAGAGTTCGTAGTCAATCTCCAGTGTTGATCCGAGAAGCTCGGAGCTTTTCCAATTTTCTTCGCACATATTCTGCAATTTCCCCCTTGTTTGTAATGAAATAAACCTCGTTTCTTGTGCCTCTCGTCCCGTTTTGCGATGTGACGATGGTGCAAGTTTGTTCTTCGCCGTCCACGACGACTACTTTCGCATGATTGGCACAATAGCAGACTCGGTCAAAAACGGTTGTTGTGAGCGTATTTGTTCGTGCGGTCTTTTCTGCGGCTTTGAAATCAAAAAAGAGTTCGGCGCGTTTAATCCTTCCTCTCTTTTTGAGCATGTGGATTTTTCTCACGAATTCCTCACCCACCGAAAACGACATGATTTTCAAATCGGCTTTCCCCGTGAATTCTGTCAATTTCTCGATGATCTCTCCCAGTTGCAACCTGTCTGTGATGAAGAACTGTGTCGGTTCCTCTCTCGGGTCGTGTATTGTTGGTTTGTCTTCTGTTGTGTGCATGAGTTCGTTTGCTTAGAAGAAACGGGGCGAACATACTCTCAACGTCCGCCCCGTCAATCTAATAAACAAGAAAATCGTTTTATTGTTCACCTTCGGTCGTGGGCTCTATGTCCACCCCTAAGGCGTTTATTCGTTGAGCGAAATCGGGTTTGAAACTTCCACCTGTTTCTGCAACGAATGCCATTCTCTCGGCGATTTGCCTGCGTTCATTTTCAACCTCTGCCTCGTCGATTGTTTCAGCCTGTAGCAGTGTTTCGAGTTTAGCTACGTGTGTTGAAATGAACTTCCTTGCCGCTCCCACTCGTTTGACTTCGTTGCCGGGCTCCGGCGCTTCATCGACTGCTTCCACCGCTTCTTCTTGCGACATATCGGAATTGTAGTTGTCATAACGTTCCCAGCCGTCGGTGTATTCTTTCACAAGCGGCTTTAGCACCTTGAGCTTTTCGTAGCGATCACAAGCCGGCGCGTTCTCCATCTGCTGCAATTCTGTAAAGATTTGCTTGATCTTCTCGAAGAGTTCACCACCGCGTTCATAGATAGCCCGAATTTCTTCAGGTAGTTCGTTGTGGTCGCTGCGCTTGCCGCGATGTGCCGGTGCTGTGTCATCTGTCTCTTCCGGTGCGTCTTCACTTTCGTCTTGTCGTGTCGTGATGATGTTCTGCACTTTCGGAATCAGCTCGCTATCCATTTGGCGAACGCTCTCCATGGTGTGGCCGTCCAGCCGAATTTGTAGGAATTTCTTTAGGTCGGCTTCCACATGGTCGTGTGCCGTTTCCGGGCGTATCATTGCCAGGTGGTAAATATGTTGGTTGCCATTGATGCGCAAAAGCAGTTCAGCCCCTTTTCTCACGTCGCGTTCTTCGCGTGGGGTTTCTAACCAGTCGGCGATGTCCTGTGTGAATGCTTTATCCATGGCTTTCGCTTGCTACGGCTGTAGTTACTTCATCGTTGGCTCCCGAAATCTTGCCATCGTCCACTTCTACTACACCGGCGTAAAACGGTGCGGGGGAAATATCTCGTGAAGTGATTTCGATCACCGTCCCGCCGCCGGAATAGCCCTCGCCTGTTGACAACTTGGGTTTTACCTCTGTGTCATACATTTCCGAACCAAGCAGTCGGTATTTGCCATTTCGCTGAACGATGAGAAACACAAAGTGATCTTCAGCTGCCAGTTGGCAAAAGCCGGTGGCGTCCTCCTCAATTCCGGGATAGGTCAAAGTGGCTTTGTTCTCATAGAGCTTCGACGGATATTCCCCGGTAAGATCAGACTCCATTTGTCCCTTGCTGTCGATCAGGTCAATTTTTTTCCACTTCTTATCGGCCTTCAGCACGAAATCTCCATTGAGCGTTGCGAGTTTTGCCATGGTGGCCCCACTGTCTGAAGTATTGAGACGCTTGGGCCACTTGACGATGTCTCGCTTAGCGATATAATACATGTGATTTCTCAAGCCCGGCTGCACTCGACTGCCTTGGCAGTGGATGAGACTCTCTGTGAGAGTGGGTAAACCGTTGCAATTGTTTGGCATAGTCTTATCGTTTTAGTGTCATGCGTGGATTTTACCCACAAAGAGGCTTTCTTTGGCGATGGTCTCGAACTGCACGCCGAAATACATGGTCGCCACAAAGGAGATCAGGAACTCGTGGTATTTTTCGATTGCGATATTCTCATCAGCCATTCCGGCGCCATATCCGTAAAGCATATTTTTCTTCGTGGACAAGTGCACGTATTCCGATCCCTTTTTGGACGCCAAAGGAACGAGCTCGCACAAATTTTGAGTTCCCTCGAGGAATGTTTTCGAGTACTCATGGTTGTAAGGCGTAGAACCGAAGCGGGTGGCGTAATCGCGATTGTAGGCGTTATATAAAGAATGAGGAATATACAACTTCGTCTCAACAGCCTGCAGTTCCGGTGCCGCTCCTTCGTAGAATTTCATCAACAGGTCGACCGTGTTCGTGTCGGAAAATGCTTCTGGAAATTCGTGGAGATTCCCTTGCGTGGTTGAAATACTACTCGCGTCAATTTCTTTTTTCGTAATTGTATCAAAGCCGTCGAATAGGTTTTTGGTTTTGTCTCCCGAAGCGTCCCGCTCCGCCGTCCAAAGAGCGGCGCCGATCATCTTTCCAAGTTGTGCCGATAAGTAAGTCAGCACCTGCAAAACCAATGCAGCTCTGGTCAATTCTTCACCTTGTGCGAACGCCTCTCCCCAAACCGTTTTAGCTGCTTCGTTCGGATCAAATCTCTTCACGACTGATCCAAGATAAGTTTCCAGTACACGGGGGGTGATATTCACGCCCGTGTCGTCAACTCGTGTCGCGTTGTACGGACCGAGTTCAATGTTTCCGGTCAACTGTCCGATCACTTGGCGCCCAGCAACGCCCGGGCGGCCTGTGAAGTGTTGCAATGTGTCACTGCAAGAAAGGACCGGCGTGATCAGCAGTTCTTTTTGGAAAGTGGTCGCTGATTTTTTGAGTTCAGCGTCCGAAATATTTAGGTATCCCATATTCGTTGTTGTGTCAGTTATTCAATGCCTTGCCCCCTACGGCTATTCTCTCTCTTAGGAACGTGCGTCTATCAATGTCAGAGTAGCCCCTTGATCTTTTCAAGTTGTGCCTTTGCCACGGCGGCGGCTTTGGCCACAGAATCTTCTCCCTTGTTAACGGCGGTGTCGTTCACTTTTCCTGTTTCTGCCCCGTCTGCATTCGCCACGGCTTTTGCCTCTTCTTTCATTGCTTCAATTGTTGACTTCAATTCCTTGACTTCCTTTTCTAAGTCTTCGGCTCGAGTCTTCTCTTTTGAGGCCTCTGCCAGTGCTTTGTTTAGCACTTCAGCCTGTGCGTTTGAAAGCATGACGCCCTTTTCATTGGCTTCCATCTTCTCAACGCCCAAAGCATTGAGCAAATCAGGGTGTGTCGTTTTATCCATAATAAAGCAATTATTTACTGTTGTACTTTTGTTTGCTGCCTTTCCTATCCCGAATTTTGCCAGCACTCGCTCAATGATAGTTGGCTCGCTTACAATATTGAGCGGTGGTGCCGGCAAACCGTGTGCATTGCACATGGCCGTTACCATTGCCGTCATACCCGTCTCCGGTGTCGTGGTGTCTTCGTAATTATCAATTTCGTCCACGAGCCCGTATTCCAGCGCCTCTTGTGCAGTCAACCAACGCTCTTCTTTCATAAGCTTCTCCATCTCTTCCACGCTTTTCCCTGTGCGTTTGGAATAGATTTCAGCTATTACTTTGTCGAACGTCGTAAGCATTTCATTGAGCTGCTTGAGTTCTTCATGTTTGTCGTCGATGTCTTCTTTCTGTACATGTTCGTAGTAGAATAAAAACGACGAGGCATTATGCACAAGCATAACAGCTTCGGGTGCCATCACGATACGACGTGCCCCCATGGCTATGATAGTGGCTGCAGATGCCACCATGCCATTCAAATAAGCCGTCACATTCGTATGGGTTCGAAAGAGCGTACAGATGTCCAGCCCATCAGAGAGCGCCCCTCCCAGAGAGGATATTCGGACTTTTATTTCTTGTTCTGCATATGGCTGCATTGCAGCCCGTACGCTCTCACCGGTGATCCAATAGCCGATTTCGCCTTCAATATTGATGTCGTATTTTCTTGGCATAGCGTTGTGTCTCTTAATGACGCAAAGATAGCCCCGCCCGCGCGGGGAAAAAATGACAAACGCGGCCTAACGGTTTTCTCCGTTTGGCCGCGTTGTTG